TCCTCTGTAAATATTCCTGTATAAGTTTCTCGCATTGACTGTAAAATCTTAGCGAAAAAAAAACAGCCCCTAAAACGTCCCCTATTCTTTTAGATAACATTTTGTTGGCTACATAAGAATGATTAGATGCGTGGTAAGCTCCATTACTCGGACGGTAAATAACTGCCAATAATTCATTAAGTTGAGCTTCATTCTTATAAAGTGAATAGAAGTCAACCATTTGATTAACAGATATATTAGTTAGTTCAACTGATGGACTGTAATACTTAAAACCTATTCTTAATTTACGCTTAAAATCTAAGTCAGTAGGTATTTCTTTTAAGAATGCTATTTTGGACATGATGTAATTAACGTCCATTAACTCAACATCTTCTAATGCTTTGCCTGTTACAATAGCCATTTCATTAGCTATCTTATCTAATGGCTCCATATCCTTAGGTAACTTTGATAGGCTAATATATTGTTGAACTGTTAAATCTTCAAATCTCATTGTTTTAAAGTATTAAAAATTAATAAAAGGGACTTATAATAATTCAATCTTAGATGACTTATTAATCTTATTTAAGGCAATATAACGTAGGGCATCAATGGCATGGTTATCTTTGTCAATCGGTGTTCCTAATTGTTTACCCTCTTTGTCAACTGCCCATCGCCAGGACCTAAACTCTTTGATTAAGTTAGTACTTGCTTTAGTTATATTGATAGTATATTGTTGGAGTGTGTCAATTGAATTACGTATTGAGTCAGCTCCTTTTGATGCGGGATAAATGTTTTTAAACCCACCTCTGTAAACGTCTTCAATAGATTTTGGTTCGGCACTATCTGCTATTATATCAGCATATCGATTAATACCTAATTCATTCATTTTAAGTACTATGTCGCTATTGGTTAAACCTGTTTGGTATATTAACTCATTAACGTAAAGCTCACCGTTGTATCGGTAACATTCGATTAAAGTAGTTGGATCGTTTGTAAAGCCCCAATCCATTCCGTATGATATAAATTCGGCGTTTGGTGGGATTGCATCGACTTCGTTCCAATTCTCAAAGATTACACCCTGTAAGTTACCAATGTTACCTAATCCGTAAACATTCCAAAGATTAGCCCAATACTTATTCTTTACTTCGCCATTCTCATAATAGCCATTAGTATAATAATTTAGTATTTCGCTCCTTTCGTTTTCAGATAGTAATTCATTATCCCTAAAAGTAAGTTGCAGAAAGTCAACATCTGGACGCCCAACAATATCGGTGTCAATGTAGAACTCAGCATCGGGATTGTAATCGGCATACACTTGCCCAGCTCTCGACGCCACTTGCCTATAACTTTCAAAGTCTATTTTATTAACCTCATTAAAGTATGCAACATCCGATCGTAAACCCTTACCAACATCTGACTTATCTAATCCTATAAACTTAATAAATGAGCCGTTAGGAAATCGGTATAAAGTGCCTGCTAAGAAACGTGAATCGTCATAGATGCCTATTAACCTCATTAGCTTAACAAAGTCTTTAATAACCGTTAAACGCATCTTAGTTAACTCAGACGATAGTATCAGTATTTCTTTATCTGGCTTTGATGCTGCATGGTTAATTAACAATATTAATATTGAAATAGTTTTACCCGCACCTTGTCCACCTCTTATTACTTTAATCCTTTTCTTTAAAGATGCTATCTTAAGTAAGGAGGTTGTCTTTTGAATCATCCAATGGATCTAAGTTTAAAACACTAATTGATGTATTAACATTTGAGTCAATCTTATCCGACCAACCTAATTTATTCTTAGCATAGAATATTCCTTTACCCTCATTAGCAACTATATCACCAGCTAAGGCTTGAAATAACTCGTCTATATTTTTTATAGTGTTACTTTTTAGCTCACAATCGCCTTTACGCCACGCATAATAAGTTTTACGTGCAATTGTATCAAACTTTAATAAAGGTAGCCATACGTTAAGAAAATAGGCTATTGTAGGTATATGCCTTTCTTGTATTTCAACTATCTTTCCTGAGCCTGTTGCAACCTCTTTAGTGTGTGCTAAACATTCTCTGATGTATTCATTAGCGTAGTCTTCTAATGCGTTTATGAAATCTACTGACTTATTGTTGCTCATTATATTCTAAATTATGTAATGAAATCATTATTTTTTTAACTGTATTTAAATCAAATTCAAACCATTCGTTTTTTATTAAATTATTAGAGTATAAATTTATAAAATCCTGTTCTATTTCGTAAGGATTATTTAATTTATGTATTGATAACAATTTTAATTCAAATGGAATATAACTTGAAATGTCTCTTAATCGTCTTTTTGGATTTGTACTAACACCTATTTTATATTTATTAGTTCCAACAATATTTAAAAAATAGATATAACCTACACTAATTTTAGATGCCTGTAAATTTCTTAAGCAATTTTTACCTCCAATATGATTAGGAAAAATAACGTATAAACCATCTTTATTTTTTTTAAAAGGTAATTCAATGTTTAATTCACTAATCACTTCATTAGTTTCTATGTATTTATTTCTGCCCATTTCTTATTTCATTTAAAAAGTTTTCAAATTCATTTTTATCAAAACTCATTTTACTATCATAGTAAGGTTTATATTTTGATGGTAATTTAAATAGTATTTTATATTTAGCTTTTTCTTTATAAAGACTTAATTTAATAAAATAGATGCCAAAGATCTTATAACCTTCAATCCATTTCATAAATTCATTAGACCAATATTTATTGATTTTAGCCATTTTATATTAATTTACCGATTGAACCTAATTGTTTAATTACATCATTGTTATTATCGTAGTGAGTAGTGATACCTAACTCTTTAATTTTTTCAATTTTAGCTTTATTTGAACCAGTGGCATATACTCTTGATTCTGGAATACCTATTTCCTTAGCTACTGATAACATGCCTTCCTTATCGTTTCGAGCTGATATGATATAAATATCCCCTCTTATTCTATTTGCTATCTCTTTACCTTTATCAGTTGAGAGTGTGCCATCGTAATCAAATGAAGTCTTTGAAGTTTCAAGTTCTGTATAGAATGCTTGACAAACTGCATAACGTTCGTTAAAGTCAAAATGCTTGGCTTTCATTTCATTATCTGACATACAACGTTTAGTGTAGTCCTTATTTGATTCATTAACTTTCGGTGTTGGCATCTTATTATATTTTTGTTTGATTCCAATATGGACTTTCACTTATTCCCATTACATTGTCAGGAGTAAATTTATTTATCATAAATCTTATTCCCATAAAATTTAAATCAGTTGGTAAAGAATAACCAAATTTTAAACAATATGCGTTTTTATAAATATTTAACGTATTATAATTACAAAAAATTACTATATCTTTTTTTAAAAGTTCAGTAGGTATTGCATCACGTAATTTACCTAATTCATTAAATATATTATTTATGTTTAATTCAATTTTCTCCATCTTCTACTACTTTTAATACTCGGTAACCTTTATATTTCTTTACGTCCCTTTTAAGTTCTGTACAAAGCAATTGATACTGTTCACTATCCATTACTAAGACTTGACGTTTCTTTAAATGATTATCAGGCAGCTTAGCTATGTGATAGTCGAGTATTTCAGTTACTGATACCATTACTTAGTTTTTTTAGGTTTAACATCCCAAATTTCATTATCAACTGCATACTTGTATATTTTATCGAATATGCTATTTTCGCCACATGTTAAGCATGTAGTTAAGTCGATTGTTTCTCCTGTTAGTTCAGCGTATTCATTAACGATTGCTAACATGGTTGAGTTGGATGCGTCTGGCTTGTTACCATATGCAACGACACCTAAGATAAATTCTTTGTTTTCCTTTATCATAACTTTACGTTTGTTTTTATTTGTTTAATTATTCGTGCTTTATTTCTTTTTACTAATCGGTAATTTATATCGAGTTCCTTTGATATTTCTGTTAGCTTTTTACCAGAAACGTTTTCAAATAGAATATAAACATCGGATTCTTTAATATTTTTGTTAGTGTTTAAAAAAGTAAATACATTCTCAAAATCAGTATCTAATTGATAGTTGTAATTGTTATCAATTTGATTAACGTTATCAGTTGACTTGAATGAGTTACACATTTCAAATAGTACGTTATCTTTACCATTAAGACAAAAGGAACGGGATTGATTATTAGCTTTACCAAACATAACTGAGAATGTAAAAGCCTTTAAATTGTTAATCCTGTTAAACTTTTCGTCTTCAAGTGAATATAAATATAAGAATGTTTCTTGATATAAGTCTTCCCAAATAAATCGGTTGTTGCATAGCTTCCTGGCATTAGCTTTTAGGCTTGCATCTTTGTATAAATCAGATATTTGTTTCTCTTTAATCAAGATTGTAATATTATAAATTTATCCATAAATTCCAATTTAGTAACCTGTTTCATTAGAGTAGTTCCTTTTGTAATATCATCAAAGCAAATGGTTATTAAGTCTGAGTTAATATCATTAGTTGATAAGAATAAATTAGTCTTAACATTGCTACTATCTTTTAATCCTAAATAAATCATAATACAAATATATAAATTAATTACAATAAATAACAAATTTCCAGTCATTTATATTTACTGCTTGACAAATAGGTAACATTTTTAATATCTTATCATTTAGTTGGTATTTCAATATATTCATCTCCTTTGATTAAAGTATAAGTAAAGTTATGCATGTAGTCTGTCATTTGCTCGACTGCCTTAAGACTTTGCTCGTCTAAGTTAGTCTTAATAGTCTTAACAAACATGTCGCTTGATCTTATCAAATCATTAAACTTCTGTTTTTCTAAATGTTTAAAGCGTCCTAAAAAATGTGTATAAGCTTCATTTTGCACTACTGATAAAGCACAAAATACAATTAAGGCTCTTTGTGTTTGTTGTTCTAATTCTGTCATTTTATATGTTTTTATTAGTTAGTATTATAAATTCTTCAACTGAACGGATTAAATGATATTCATATCCAGCTTTTGATACTCTTTCTTCAAAATCCTTTTGTTCTGCACTTTGAATACCCTTAGCAATCTTTAATTCAATAAAGCATAGTTTACCATTAGGAAAGATAACAATTAAATCAGAAGCCCCTTTTAGCAATCCAGTAGCTTTAAAAGTCATAGCCTCACGAATATTTCGAGTTCCGCCATTAGGGATGCTAAAAATTAAACCTCTGTTAATATGATTTTTTAAACAATAGGTATTATGAAACCATTTGTAAATCTCTGCTTGTAAGTTGTTTTCGTTTTTCATCTATTGAATTTATTATAAAGTTTTTATGCCATTGATTGTTTTTCTTATTATATTCTTTACACCATTTAGATAATTCAATAATGGCCATGCTATTACAGTAATCATCAGTAACTATCAATTTATGTTTATTTTGATAATTAATAATATGTTCAGCTATTTTATGAAGTACGGCATATTCTTTCCAATTCCTTTCTTTTGCAATATTAAACAAATTTTGAGTAGGAATGTTAATTGGATTGTTTTTAGTTAATAAATAAAGTTTTTGTTCCTGTTCCTCTTTCTTTTGCTTTTCAGCTTCCTCTGTAAAATTATGACCGCAGTTCTCACATATTACTTTTCGTGTATGTTGAATAAACGAACATGAAGGACATTCTTTTGATGGTGCAACACCTTTACCATCCGATACTGGCTTTCCATATTTAAAATAGTGTTCCCAGTCGTAAGGACTATCATAAAATCCAAAACGATCGGTATTCTTTCCTAAGTCAATAATAGTAAAATAATCTTTATTATCAAAAGTTCGTGAACCTCTGCCTATCATTTGTAAGTATAAAGCAAGTGATTTGGTAGCTCTATTTAAAAAAATAGTGTGAACGCTTGGCTCATCAAATCCAGTTGTTAATACACCAACATTACAAAGAATAGCATCACTTTCATTTTTAAACTTATTTAGTATTTCTTTTCTTTCATTTGTTGGAGTTTCTCCATCAATAGCATATACGTTATAACCTGCTAATCTAAATGCAGAATAAACAGTATTATTATGATTAATATTAACATTAAATATTAATGCTTTTTTATCCAATGAATATTTTTGATAGGCCGTTATAACATTTAAAACCATTTGTTCAGATGAATAAAAGTCATCAAGTTGTTTTGTATCAAAATCGCCACCAGTTGTTTTAAACTTTTGAATACCAACAACATCGGATGCAACACCATAAGCAATAGCATTTAAAAGATATTTGTCATCTATTAAAGTTTTAATATCAATAGGCATTACCATATTGTTATATAACTTTGATAATGGTGGATTAGCTATTGGAGTGGCCGTAACACCTAAAACCTTTGTATTTATATCTGTAAAGAAAGGTAATTTTTTAAAGTTACCAATATGGCATTCATCAATAATAATTAAACCAAAATTAGGTAATGTTTTTAAACGTCTATTAACTGTTTCAACCATTCCAACATAATAATCAAAATCATTCGGAATTGACTTAACACCATCTGAAATACTAAAACATCTTTCGCCTAATGAATTCTTTGCTTGAGTTAATAATTCGTTTCTATGAACCAATATCAATACTTTTTTTACTTCACTTGTAAAGAATCTTTTAGCTATTTCACAAAATGTATAAGTCTTTCCAGCTCCAGTAGGTAATTGAAGTAATATGTTTTTATCTGCACAATTTTCAATATCTTGAATTGATTGTAATTGGTAGTTTCTTAACATATTAAAAATCTATATCAGTATTATTATTAACTAAATCATTTGAAACAAATCCTAATTCAGATAATGTAAACCATCTTTGACCGTTAGTATTGCCCTCTGAATAGTTTAATTTCTTATATTCTGCATACTTTTTAATCCATTTCATAAATGTTCTATTAGTAACAAATTTCTTTGAATCTGGATATTCATTGCAATATTCATTTAAAGCATCATTTTTAACTATTCTTATATTATTCTTAATTGAATTATCAGTAATTGAAAATTCATAGAACTCCTGACTTGTTTCATTTATGTATTTACGAAGCTCCAAATTGTTTGTCTTTGACTTAACTAATCCGTTTTCTAAATAGAATTGTAAACAGTTAATCATAAATTTATCAAATCTATTCCATTCGTTTATATTCCATTCATCGTAAAGTAAGTTACCAAATTGATCTAATGGAGTGTGATGAACACCAAAATAGTCGGACATCTCTATTTCAAAAATACGTCTTTGAAATGAACCGCCATCTGTTTTAATAGTATAATTAGTTGATATTATAATTTTAGGACTATCCTGTACTGGAATCTTAATAGCATCTTTACCTTTATATTCAATGGTTATTCCTTCTGTAATAACACTAAACAATCTTTCAAAGTCAAAATTCTTTCTAACATCATCAAATGCTAAAACTTGAGTATCTGTATTAACTGTTTGAAAAGCAAAAGACTTATTAAAATCAAATGTTTTACCATCAATAGTTGATGTTTTTTTCATGTGGCCGATACCATTTATAATAATACCTTTACCAGAACCACCATTTGGAGTATCTGATACCGTTTCATCATTAAAAATAATGGCCTTATTGTTAGATGCCGTTTTATGTGAGTGTAATAAATAGCCAATAACTGATTTCATTGTATTATATTTCTCTCTATTTTGGCCACTTGCAAACCAAATAAAACTTCTAAACTGGCTTTCATGATGGTCAACATCTACATATTCTCTATTGATTACTTGAGCTTTCCAAACAAAAGAATCCATCAATTCATATTCAATTTTTTCAATAGAGTTTTTAGTAATCTTTAAAGCTAAGTTTGAATAATAAATCATTGCAAAATCATTACCATCTTTATCCATCTTAACATCTGCAGTGTCAACCATTGATAAATACTTTGATGAAAATAATGTTAAGTTTTCAGCAGCAACATCAAAAGCAGATAATTGATTGTTTAATATTAGATTTTTTAATATTTCATCCTTTATCTGAAATTCTGTAATAATATCAATAAACTTGTTTTCTTTCTTAACAAATATGAATGTTTTTGTTTTTTCACTTGGATAAAATTTACGATAGTTTAAACTTTCTAAATATAATTTAAAACGA